CGAGTTGGAATTTTTCGACCTCAGGACCGGCATTCGGCCCTACTTCATGGATGCCAACATACTGCCTGGCGATATTGACGAGTTCAGAAAGCATATTGATCCTCGGTTTGGGATTAGAGGCCCCGACGTCCATTAGTTATGCCCCTTCTGCTTGTTGAGTCCAATTGTTACATTGTGAGTTTGTTCTACCATAGTTTTGAGTTGAACTTGATTCAATTGAAGTTCCTGAATGTCAGCCTTGATCGTTTTTATATCCTCCTGATCTGTAGCTCGTTGACTTATTAAGACGGACATCATCGTCTTGGTTTCAATCTGGGCATCATTTAACTTATCGAGCTTGTTCAGGGCAGACGTAGCAGTGGTGACAGCTCCACCAAGCAGCAGCATACCAGCTACTGACATAACCTTCCAGAATGGTGAATCCATCATCTTTTGATTGGGCTTCATTTCGGACACCATATCCTCCGCTGATGTCGGTCCATTAATTTCATCCCATTCAGGTTGCTCTGCCATGGTATGCCTTAAGTCTAACTACTATAGTAATTATACATCCTTTGGAGGCAGTAAGACAATAAATAGTTTATCCCATTACAAAAGGTGGCGTAGTACGGATAGTTCCCTGATAGGAACCATTGACTGGCGTGATTCGGAATTGCACCATCTTGCTGAGGTCGGGGTCATCAGCCGTGCGCTGGGCCAGGGTATAGACCTGGGAGGTGCCCGTCAAGCCGGTCCAGGTGCGCTTGACGGTGCCTGCGATGAGGACCTCGATCGTGAGGGTGCCCTCCGGGGAGGTGGTACCTGCGGTGTCCTGGGCCACTAGCAGGGTGCCAGGACCCTGGGAGGCGCGGCTCCGGTTGGACCAGGAGAGTGTCACATCCCCGGTGGTTGTGGCTGGCCAGGAGGCATAAGGCAGTCCGTTCAACTCCACATTGCCCGGAGGCAGTGGTTTCCAGGCCTGAGAGGAGGTGGCAAGACTCATCTCGGTGGCGCTGGAAAGAGGCAGCACTCCTCGAGCGTTCCGGGGTGTGAGTTTGACTTTGAGCGTGAGATCTGATGGATAGCCAGACACTAGGCCTCCTAAGATTTCGTGTATTCAAGCACCACATAACCACTTAAGGCGCTTCTATCCTGTGCTGCGGTAATGATCACATTCGTCGAATTCACAGCCAATTCTATCGCCCATGAAGCCACTGTTGCTGCTGCCGGGATCTGAATGAATGTCGTCCCGTCATAGGCCCGTCCTTCCACCTTGACCCAGGTCGCCACACCTGTAATTCCATGGGCGATATTTTTGGTTGCTGCGTTAGGAAGAGCGCCTACATTTATCACCTTTCTATACACTGTGGACCCGAGCCACAACTTATCAGTCTGTGTCTCTGAACTGGAATAATTATCCGTTGTAGAACCACCTAAACCGACTTCCGCGCAATCCTCCCATTCGGTCCCATTGCTTCGTTGAGATTTCCCTAGGTCTATGTCGAAGTAGGTATACCCAGCATTGGCAGGTGACGCGGCAGGCTTGTTGGCCGTGGTGCCACGCCCATGGATGGTGGTCCAGGGCAGCGCATCAGATCCTCCTGGAAGATGGGTGGCCTCATGCGATGTGGAGGCCTTACTTGTCAGCGATGTATTGATGTTGGAGATAGAGGAATTGATATTTCCCAGCGCAGTATCGAGTCCTGGAACATCACTTGTGCTCGTCACGCTGGAACCACCACCGTCCGAAGACTCGCAGGTGAGCGCGGCGCCCTCACCCGCGGCCCAGAACCGTTCCCCAGCCGCGTGATCCACCGGGACGGAATCCAGTAGCCCCCGAAGCACGCCAGCGATAGTCCAAGTGCCATCCCCGTTGTCCGTGATGGTGGTCCAGGAGATCCACTCGGACCCCAGCAGGGCCAGATTCGCCCCACGGGCTCGTCCGTCCGCGTTGGTACCCGTGAGGCGGTCCAGGTCAATCCCGGAGCCAATCGTAAACCCTGAAGGGTCCAAGGCCGCCGTCTTGCAACTCCAGGCCGCGGTGAGGGTGCCGGTGGGGGTTGGGCTATCGAGGGATCCAGAGGCCAGGTACCCGCTTCCGGCGTCCGTCCAGAGGTCCATGCTCTGAGTGGTCTCGTCCCCCCTGGCGGCCAGGGCAAGCACGTTGCGGGCCTGGCCCACCAGCCAGTAGGGAGCCTCGACAAGGGTTTGCTGGGCGGCAGCGACGGGAGCTGATACAGGGTCGGTCCAGCCGGACACAGGAGGTGGCTGATAGGTCGCTGGAGGTGTCGAAAACACGTCCTCAACGGCCTCAATAGTTATTTCCCCAGATTCGATGGTGCCGTACCGGATGTTGGCCACGCGGCAGATCATGGACAAATCCAGGGGCGGGAAGGTGAGTTTGAAGGGGCTGCCGGGGCGGAGCTTCCAAGCCCGGCGATTCAAGGTCAGGTTCAGCGAGGCGAGGGGATAGGCATGGGTGCGCCGTTCCCGCGTGGCGATCTTCTGGGCGATGGTGGCGTTGGAGGCCCCGAAGTAATCGAACACACCCAGGGCCTCCTCGCCACGGATGGCCCGGTTGGCGGGATCGCGGTCCTGAGCTGTGGCGACGACAAACCCGTTGGCCCGGCTGTTGTACCGGATCACGACCCGATTCAAGGTCTCGGACCAGCTGGGTCGACTGATCTCCGGGGCGGCCATCAGGTCCTCTGGGCCGAATTCCGGCAGGGAGGCTGGGTCGTAGTCTGCGCGGATCGGCTTGTAGGTGATCAGGCCCGTTTCCTGGTCCACATAGACCACCGCATCGACGTGGCGGCAGACCTCCTGAATCCAGTTGTCGGCGGACTGGGCCTTGTCCATGTTGATGGAGAGGCCGAAGCCCTCCGCGGCATGGATGGCCGCCCCGGCGTTGAAGCTCGCCACATCGATCCTGGCGATGGGCACGCCCCTGCCGCCCTTCTCTCGTGGGCGGGTCAGGATGGTGGCGACGATGAAGGCGGGATTAGCGTCGCCATTGATGTTGCCCTGGCCACTGAACCCATCCGGCACTCTGGTACGACGAAGCACCCATTCCCACTTCTTAAGGTAGGGCTGGGTGCCAATGTAGCAGCGCCGCAGGATCGCGTGGCAGACGCCGCGATAGCCTGGCACTGCCGATCCCACGACCCCGGCCAGATAACTGTTGCCCAGCTGGGTGTCGCTCCCAAAGTAGAAATCGACATCTCCTGAGATTCCGCCTTCCTTCTGCGCCCCGCCGAAGAGATCCGGCTTGTCGATATGCAGGGTGGTTCCACCCTCGGCATAGCTTGCGCTTAGGCCCAGCGACTTCTCGCCAATGATGATGTCCACCAGCTCGTCTATCTCGCAGCTGAGGGCCATCTGCATGCCCAGATAGTATTTCCAGCCCACAGTGTAGGACTTCGAACCAATTCCGAGGAATCCGCCTGTGGACGCCTTGATCGCCTTTACCTTGAGGTCGCCCCACCAGGTGACGTTCGGGCCGCTGACTTTGCATGTCCCGAAGATCAGGCCGATGGGCCGCCCCTCCTCTGCCGTCGGCACATCGAAGTCGCCGGTAGACGACGCCTTGGCATCGGGAGGCTTGGGAGCCAGGAGAGCCGAGACGATGCTCGAACAGACCCACATGAAGAAGGTAAACCACATCAGACAATCCCTCCTTCACCAAAAGGGTTCTTGGAGGGAATCCGCGCGAATCCTAAGTGGTTCACGAGATTGCCGAACTTCTCGGCGCAGACCGCTTCCGTGCCCTGGCAACCGGGATAGGCCACGACGTTGGAACCTGAGGCCAGACCCTCCATCGGGAAAAACAGGGTCACATCCTTGCCCACGTGGGCCACGATTGCCATGCTCCGGCCATTCCAGTCCAGCCAACCACCACTGAACCACCCGTCTGGTTTCGTCGCGAAGGCCGGACTCGATAGGATGCTTCCATTGACGCCATCCAGCGTTCCCAGCGTTTGCCATTCAGTCTTGGAGAGTTTGCAACCGTCCGAGAACAGATCTCTCGGGCATTGGACCTGGTAGTGCAGGCCGGGTAGATCTTGCTTCATCGTGTCGTTCTCGGTGACGCAGGTCAGCTCGCATACATCCTGGCGCTTTGCGGAGGCCACCATGCCGGTGAAACCGACGCCGAACTCCGTCTCACCCTGCTGGCCGTGGAACACCACCAGCGAAACTGGACGCGGAGAAATCAGGCCCTTGAAGAGCTCAGCTACAGGGTTGTCCAGCGGCAGCGTGACCTTGATGCTTCCCGCGCGCGCCTCCTGGTTCTGGTCAATCTCGGTGATGGTGATCGTTTCCGGTTCGTACTGGAATCCATTGAGAGTGACGGCGGATTCCCGCGTATACCGCCAGGAGTTGCCCCCGCAGGAGAACCAGTAGCATTCGATGGGCTGGCCATCGTAGGTGCTGCACTCCCTCTCATCGAGGCTCATGGGCACTCCTCCGGGATCTCCACATAGGGCAAAGAGCACTCCGCGATGGAATCCGTGTGATAGACGATCTGCGGGGCGTCTGTATCCAGGCGGCAATAGAGGAGGAAACAAACCAGCGAGGACGCAGGGAAAGCCGCGCCTACCTGGGAATCGAGGGTAAGCCGCTCCTGGGCTCCCTGGCTGCTGCAAGCGGTCACCCTGCGGATGGTCAGGGCTCCAAAATTGGAGACGAGGCAGATGTGGTGTCGCGCACTGGTATTCCCGAACTGCATGGCCCCATAGCCATGGTTTTCGATCGTGATCCCGTCATCAGCGGCGGCGACCGGGAGCACCAAGCGGAGATCTCGGCGCCAGGTCGGGGTCCAGAATGGGACGGCCCTGCCCCTCCGGATTCCCAACCAATCCCGCAAGGCCTGGATCTCGGCTCTGTCCCGGCAGGTCCAGAGGTAGGTCCGCGTCATCTTGGGGGCGCGATCCCGAGCGACGATATTGGGCTTCCCAATCTCTGGGTCGAAACACGAAAGAAGCCTGGGCATGGCGTCCTGAATAGGTTCCCGCGTGTTCGATTCCGCCGCCAGGACATCCAGACCGAGATAGTTCATGACGCGGCCTCACATTGGAAGGTGAACGTCCCATCGGTCAGCCAGTTGGTCGGGCGGCCCAGGTCCTGCGAAGCGGAGAGACGGCCAAGGCGCAGCGGCACCACCCGGGAGCCGACCGGCCAGTCCCCAGCCAGGGGAGTATCGATGCTGATGGAATCGGCTGTGATCGCCGTGATCCCGAAGGCCTCCCATTGGCTGACGGATCGCCAGATCATGCCGAACCCGCCGACCGCGAACGCGGCCCGGTTGGCCGTGTCGATAGATAGAGTCTGGGACCCAGCGACCACTGCGCTTCGCAGGAAGGAATACTCGGGCCACATGGGCACGCCGTACTGATTAGCCTGCCAGCCATACAGGAGCGCCTCCAGCATCCTGGTGCCCAGATCGGATTGGCTCACCTCGCTCACCACACGGAAGGAAATCTCGTACCTGGGCTGCTGGCGCAGCTGGATCCGCTGCTCCGCGCCGTTGTAGCCCGGCAGGATGGAGGTCTTCCAGGTGGGGGTCTCCGTGGGATGTTCGCTCCAGTCGCATGGAGCCGAGAAAACCACCAACCGGGTCCCCGTCACCGTCAGGTCGGCTCCCGAAAGGCCCGCGAAAGTCCAGGTGGCCAGGTTGGCGATCCTCGGCGTTCCCGTGGTCGGGAGGGCGGCCACGTAGTTCTTGGCTTGCCCCGGACCAAAGATCCCTGTCGCCGGTCCAGAAATCGTGATTCCGCCTATGCCTGTGACAGCTATCCCCTCAAGGGAAAGCTCCCGAGAGGTGACAGTGCTCCAAACCTCCACAGGCAGGGTGCTTCCTTGAAGCACATAGCCCATGGCCACCCGGCGCGGGAGGACGATGACCTTTTCGAAGAGCTCCCCGCCATGCATGGGGGCCAATACCCCTTGGATGCCCCAGGGTTGACCAGCGACGGGTTGAACGCTAGACCATGCCCCAGTGGGATCCCCATGCAGCTCGGAACCCTGGCAGAAGGAAACGGCACCCTTGGATAGATCAGAGGAAATCCCCAGCAATCCATTGATCTCCAGGCGCTCATCGACTCCCGTGAGGACAGCCATTAGCCCACCTTCTTCACCGCAAAATCGGGGAACAGAAGGTAGGAATCACTTCCAATCTGCAATTCCGACGCCTTGTCGAATCCGTGGTCCGTGGCGGTGGTGTAGAAGAGGCCCGGGACCGTCCCGAGCAGGGAAACCCCATAGGAGTCTCGATCAACGAAAATCCGGGCTGGCAGCAATGTGATCCGGTTGTTCTGGAGGCTTACTTGGGCACTCTGGAATCCGAACGGTCGGTCGTCAGCACTCAGCCCGTAATAGGGAAGGGCCGTCCAAATGCCCGACCCGCGAGCGTTGTAATTGCAGAACGGGCTCCTTGCATTTTTCCCTGTCTTGTTTTCCAACCCCACCATGTTTAACCATTTACCTGTGAAGGAATCCACATCAGCCCTGAAATAAGCGCTTGAAAATCCATCCATGGTGGTCGAGGAATCGGAACATGGAGCGCATGCAGTGGCCGCTCCCAAACGGAAATCGCAAGAGGCGAAAAAGTAGGCCCCCCCAGTGAAAGCACCAGCCTTCAGCAGGTTCCCCCAGCCCATGTGTTGGTATACCCCCGCCGAATATTCAGCGATGACCGTGATATTGTCCGCACCGTCATCCAGGAAGTGGTAGCTGGGGATCGCGCCACTCGGAAGACCGAGCATGGCTCCAATCGTGTAGGCCGTACCGAGTTCGACAGGTCCACCAGGCTGACTTACCCAGGCCGCCCCGCCGTCGTACCCGGTACCGACATACAGGGAAATTCCCCTGAAGGTATAGCCCTCCGGGCATGCGTGAAAGAACTTGTGCTCGCCGACAAGTGCCCGAAGGTTGACGTAGACGCCATTTTTTGAGAGATGGGCGCGCCACCCATTCCCTTCCGACTGGCTCATGTTGCAAGTCCAACCCTGCACCATAAGCCATGTCACAAGTTGCTGGAGCAAGTCCACTGGCCCAGAGGCAGTATTCGTCTGATGTGCCATTTAATCCATCCTTACGGCGCAGTATTGATTTGAGTCCGTGCGATAGGCATTCTGCACGACCAGCCAGACTTGCCGGCCGAGTGTGACGGTATTCTCGGAAGCGTTCGAGTCGCCAGTAACATGGACGATGCTGCCGATTTCGCCGTAGACGTTGTAATTGGCCGCAAGGTTGTCACAAATGAACGGAATGATTGGGATCATTGGGTAGGATCCGTCCAGATTGGTTCTAAGTCCCGTCATCCCGTGCGCAAACGGCCAAATTAGCGGACTCCTGAAGGTGCTGTTATATGTGTTCACCTCATTCGTAAACGCCGACCAGATGCCACTGACCAGGCGTAGGCGCCATTTCCCGGATGACTGACTGGCGTGGTTGTAGGAATCGAAGGAAGAATTCCAGAAGTTCGCATGCTGGGAACTGTTTGTGTTGGACCAACGCCAACTGATGGAGGTGGCGCCCGGCACATTGTTGGAAGCGAAACTCATGGACCCGCCGACCATCAGCGGGTAAGGGTATTCGCCCGGGCTCATGTACATGCCATCCATGAACCCGAGATAGGCCATCTCATAGGAGGTGGAGACCTTGGCAACAATGATGACCCGCTGTCCGTTCGCGAAGAACCAATAGGGGATGGATGCGTTCCAAAGCGGCAGGCAGGGCGGGACTGCATCCGGAATGGCGCCTGGCTGGCTGTCGAAGGCTTGGCCTGCCTGATACCCCGTGAATCCCTGGAGCCGCCAGTTGTAATAGTCCGTGGCATCGTTTGAGAAGGTCTTGGCGCCAACATAGATCGCGCTTATGTTCGCGTTGCCAGGTGCCCGCCAGATGTATTCTCCGGCGCTCGCGCGAAGACTCTCCCAGTGCGGCGTCATGACCCAGGAGATGGTGTCTCCAGAGGCCCAGGCAGTGCCGCCTGCGCTGACCAAGAAGGAGACCTTGGCATGCGTGAAGGCGCTATCCACCGTGCCAGTTCCCATGCTGCCGGTTACTGAGCCCGTCACGGTGAAATCTGTGGTGCTGGTGAACGCGACAGAAATTGTCTCCTGAACCGTGGTAGCGGTGCCCAGCACCTGGGAGACGGTGCCTGTCCCGGTGCCGGTGTAGATCGGCGGCAGGGAATGGCCGTGGCCCGTCAGGAAGTCATTTAGGCGCACCAGGAGGTCCGTGAAATCGGTGGCGGTGTCTTGAACCCAGCTCATCCTATCTCCTGTTCCCGAGGGCGCGGTTGAAACGCTTAGAGTTCTTCACCGCGTGATTAATGGTAATGCGTGCGCCTTCATCACTCTCCATGGCCTCATAAATGAGTCCACGATCCAAACTCAACCCGAGATTAATACTATGAATGAGTTCTTTTGTTGTCGAAGAATTAACTGGTTGAACAAGTCCCCCGTCAGCAAAATTATACAGA